AGAAAAGTCAAAGTTATCCATTGAGAAACGTAAGAAATTATTGACCATATTGTCGAACTTCTTATTGTTTGCATCACTTGCTTCTTTGAGCTCATAACATAATGATACGGTTAAGGAATACATTGCACTGATTTCCGTAGCCTTGAGCTCTTTTACCTTACCTTCCAGAATGTCTGTTGGGTTAGGCATATTAGCAGCAACTTTACGGTGAGCCATAAATTTTACTGCCAATCCTTCTCCTACTGAACCTGATACTAAATCAGTTGTAGTAGATTCTTCGTCTTCATCTTCTAGTAGCTCAGACACAAACGACCAACTACGTGGTGTTGCAAATGCTCTGCTAGGAGAACGTGGATCAAAGTTATAAAGGTCTTGCTTTGCAAATTGCAAGTAACCTACAACGTCTGAGTGTTGATTATTATCAACTGCCCAGCCAAACCAATCTTCAAATACTACTGCAAGTTCTAAGTGAACAAAGCGATTTGACAACGGAGCAGGCATACGATATGTAACACCTTTGTCCGCTTCTCGATTACCAGCTGCAATAATAATTACGTTATCTGGTAATTTGTATTGTCCGACACGACGATTTAGAATTAATTGATATGCTGCTGCTTGTACAGCAGGCGCCGCTGAGTTCATCTCATCAAAGAATACTACAATATTATCATATTGCGCAGCAAATTCTTCGTCTGGTAACTCTTCTGGCGCACCCCATGTCATTTTTTCTGTTTTAGGATTAAAATGTGGGATACCTTTGATATCAGTTGGGTCCCAAAGACTTAACCGGATATCAATTAAATGTGAATTAGGTAGAGTATCTGTAACTTGAGCTACGATGTCCGACTTACCAATACCTGGAGGTCCCCAAAGGAAGATTGGACGTTTTTTCTTCATAGCACGTAGGATAGCGCTTTTAGCTTTGTTAGGTCCTACTGTTCTTAACATCTCTGACATGTTGTATTCCTCTCATATGTTTCAGTGCATACAAGTAATATAACATCTATACAGAGTTTGTCAACCTTTTTCTCTGTTCATTGCCTTAATTAAACCATATTTTCTTATATCACCAGAGAAAAGAGTTAGTTCGACTGCTTTCTTTTCGTTCGTTACTGTAATACTACGATTGGTAAGGTAGTATGGACAGTCAATAAACTGATCTAAAAAGATAATAACTTGTGTAGTTAGTGGCATTTCAGGAGGATAAGGTATATCGTATGTAGCCAATTCGATCTGTTTAACTATGTCATATCCTGCTTCAGTTAATCTAAGCCCACCGTTGTCTTTTTCTCTAGTATTTTGCCACCATAGGGGCATGTACTGCTTCACAGTAGTATCATCACTTGATTTATCAAGTTGTTTTAGAAAAATTTTAGTGTAAGTTTCTTTCCAGTTCATTCTTCAACTACTACATTACCTTCAGTTAACACATGTACAGCAAAATCATCCGACTTAAACATGTCGTTTAGTCTTTTTGCTAGGTTATGTGCATGTCCTGGGTTAGAAAAGCTTGTTTTCTTATATTTAGGACCTGGGTAATTAGTAAGTATGTTTGAACTTTTAAGATTGAATGGTTTGCCTCTATAAAAGACAGCCCAAATAGCTTCGGCCTCAAGGATTTGTTCACACTTGTATGTAACATTATCAGTGTGTTCCAAAATAATTGTAGGCTTAGGTCTACTCATAGTATCATCCTTTGCGGCGTCAATACTATTTAGCAGTTCTTCGCTTAATTCAATTGTTAAAGCCTGTGCCACCATCTAATCGTACCTCTATTACTTCGTCTGTTTGTGTAGAAGTATTTACTAAAAGCTTTTCTAGGTCCGCAGTTAATCTGGATGATATAATACCCAGCGTAAAGGCAAGATTTTTAGCTTGTGCAATAGGTATTCTTACCTCACGCTGATTAGTATTATCAGCAGCCTTTACTTGCTGTATAAACTGCTGAATAGGTATGGTGTTTATAGGATCACTTTGCATTCCAAAGTGCTTCTTTCATCTGTGATTCTGTTTTAAACGGTCCTTTAGATTCGTAACGTTCAATTGTTACTAACTTAGGACAAAAAGACTTTACCCAGCCTTTTTCAAATTTAATTACATAATAACCTGCGCAATACAGGCTTTTAGATTTATCACTCTTTGTAAATAACGGTAAGCTTTGCTTAACATTAAACATTGTATTATAAGGACGCACACTACACGGATATCCGTGTACTTCTAACACTTCTTCTGTACCATCAGAAACAGTAATAGAGTTTCTAAGATCAATACCTAAGTCTGTTTTAATTTGTTTTTTATTAGTAAAAAACTGTGTACCTTTTTTACCTGAGAACACAAACTTTTCCTCGTCAAATGCTAAAGTACCAATATTTTCACCTTGATCTTCAACAATCCAAAATTTGTCTTCTAGTAGTGTTTTTAGTTTCATTATTTAATATACCTTGCTTGTAGAGGTTCGGCAAATGATGCTGCTTGATCAGCTACACGTTGCATATCCCACTTTGCACAAAACTTCATGAGTCTCATACCTACTTGTGTAATATTTTTACTTTCTACATTGTTAATTTCTTCGTTAATAATTGCTCTAATGTCTGCGGGTTGCGCAGTTAAGTCACAAAGTGTAACATTGCGTGTATAGTCGTCTAGTACACGATGTTCTACACCTTCATGATCTACCCAACGCTGTAACATCATGTTATTCCAGTTAAAGCCTTTGTCGTTCTTATCAGCAAATGCTTCTTGTAGGCCTACTTTGTTTTTAGTGCCTTTTTTACGTACACCTGGATATGCACTAAACACGTTGTCACTAGTGTCGCCACGCATACACTTTTCAAACAACATGAATTCAGGATCGGGAGCAGCCTTAGCTTCACCTGTCTTCTTATCAACTACTGCATGACCTTTATCGTCAAAGTAGCCTTTGTATGTAATAGTTGTATTGCTTACACCGTTGTACTGTTGTACATTAGGAGCAATAAGTTGCGCAAAGTCACCGTCAGTACTAATAATAACATGTTTATCATTAGGATGTGACTGTACCCAACCAGCAATTAAGTCATCTGCTTCTAGTTGCGGATGCCGCATAACAGTGCAGTTAGTCTTTGTAGAAATAAATTCTTTAAACTCATCAAAACATTCCCAAAACACTGTGTCTTCTTCTTGTTGCGCCGGTGTAAGCGCATCACGGCTTTCTTGTCTGTTACGCTTGTAAGGCTCATAATAGTCTTTACGCCAGCTGCGCCCTTCTAAACAAAACACAACATGATCTGCGTTAAAGTCACGCCACGCTTTCTTAACACCTGCAAGTGTAATATGAAACGCCATGCCTACTTTAGTGTCTATGTCGCCACGCACTACATGCCTAGCACGGAAGAACGTGTTAGCAGTATCTACTAGAATATAAGTTGCCATTAGTTTGCCTATTGTTGTTTATATATACGATTATATACGATTATATACGATTAGTCAACCGTTATTAATCCCATAAGCTTTCGTAGTGTTTGCCAAATAATTGAAATGCGTTTGTCATGCGTTCTGCTGTATCTTCTAAACAGGCTTTGCACACTGGATCACCAAAGTTAGAACATTTGTCATGACATGCATCAAGTGGATCAACGTGCTTTACTTTTTGTTCAAACGCCCATATCATTTCGTCTAGTATTTCGTTCCAGCGTTCTTCAGTAAGTCCAGCCGGATAACCATGCTGAGTTGCTTTTAGTTGTACAAGCATAGGATGAATAATCATAGCAAGTGTGCAATCCATACTCCATGTGTCGTGTGGTTCTATTTCAACTCTTGTGGCTCGGTTCTTACGATATGGACCTATGCGTACTTTCATGATACTTCGCTTTTACCTTTGTCAATAGGTACAACATTAATATAACCTGCACCTCTATCTGTATCCATGCCTTCTTCTGCTAACATGTTATATACAATGTCACGGAACCATCTATCAACAATTTCTTCTTCTGGGTCATTGTCAACGCCATAACCTGCTTCAATAAGTTGTGCGATAAAGTATTTGTTCCAGTCAAGTTCAAAGAAGCCATTACGAATGTTGTCTTCGTTTACCTGCATATCAAGTACATTT